GCGCGATGATTTAAATACTAAATCAGCCGCGCGTCAGAATAGACGAGCACCTTTTGGTTTACTCATATTTGGTGATTCTGGCATAGGTAAAACAACTATCACAAGTATGTTGTGTACTTTCTTTGCTAAACATGAAGGTTTACCTTCTGGACCCGAATTCCGATATACAGTTAATCCTGCTGCAAAATATTGGGATGGTTTTTTAACATCCCAACATACTGTCATTTTAGATGATATTGCAAGCGAATCTCCAGATCTTGGGGATCCTGGTTCTCTAAATGTTGTTATTCAAACAATGAATAACCAGGCTTTTTGTCCAGATCAAGCATCTCTCGATATGAAAGGTACAACACCTTTTCGAGGTAAACTCGTGGTAGCTACGACAAATGTGAAAAATTTAAATGCTTATCACTACTTCTCTTGTCCATCTGCGGTACAACGCAGGTTTCCTTTTATTATTACACCTGTGGTAAGGAAGGAATTTTTAGATGAAAGAGGGATGCTCAATTCAGAAAAAGTACCTACAGACCAACCTTATCCAGACCTTTGGTTATTTAAAGTTGAATTGGTACGTCCAGTACCCATAGAAAATGGTAAACATTATGCTAAAGTTGAGGTTGTCCTTGAGAATGCAAATATCACAGATTTATTATTGTGGATGCACAAGGCCATTGTCAAATTCAACTCAGATCAATTACGAGTGGAAAATTGCAATACTCTGATGTTATCAACAGAATTGTGTTTATGTTGCAATTTACCCGACACTTTATGTCCCGTTCGACCGCAAGGTTCCGTTGAGTCTGCACATGCTATTATATATTTCTTTTGTGGAATGTATGTTTTCATAAGTTTTGTTGGTTATATTGTTCGTAAAATTATTGAACGACCCGATATTCAACGTGTCAGATTATTTATTTCTTACTACACGACTATGAAACGTAATATTGAATTGTACAACGTGAAGAAAAATCAAATTGTACAAAAACTTACGGATCCTCAAATGTGGTTTAATATCGGAGAAAGAATGAAGGAGGGTTTAAAACAACCTAAAGTTTTTGCTACTCTTGCTATAATGCTAGCATCATATATTTCAATGTACAAGATGTATAATAAGTTATCACCTCAAGGTGATGTTTCATCCGATATTGGTACACGCCCAATAGCTGAAGTAAACGGACGTGAGAATGTTTGGTATAATAACAGTTTTGATGTTACTACAGCGAATTTTACTCGTGAAAGTGCCTCATCTAAAAGTGTACAATTTTCCGATTTTTGCAGCAAAATTAGCGATAACGTAAGTTATATCGCCATTAAAAGTGAGAAAACGGGTAAAACTAATAAGGGTCGCATGCTTGCATTAGGAGGACACATATATATAACCAATAATCATAATGTTCCTGATTTGACAAATGGTGGATACATCAATATAGTATTTACTCATGCTAAAGGTGTTAATTCTAATGCTGACTTTTGCATTAGTGAAAGTGATATACATCGTGTACCTAATCACGATCTTGCTTTCCTGACTTTACGATCTCTTCCACCTAAGAAGAAAATAGTACACTATATACAGCGTGGGAAAGCTGATGGTATTTTTAACGGTGCTTATGCTACTAAATCCAAACTTGGACAAAGTGTAGTTAATCCAGTTAAGAAAATTCAATTACTACCTAAACGCAAATTTACATATAAAGATTTGAATATCGAAGCAAATCATGCTGTTTGGGTTGGTAAAAGTGATGATACTACTGTAGCCGGAGATTGTGGTGCACCACTCGTTATACAAAGTTCATTTGGATATTGTATAGTTGGATTACACTTTCTTGCTAATGAAATTGTTAAGGGAGAAATATATGCCACTCACTTAGATGGTAATTTTATTGAGCAAATTTACAATAAGTTGGACCAGTTTAATGTATCATCAGGGAATTTTTCTAGGGTTTCTAGTAAAAGTAAACAACGAAAAGTTACAGAATTGCACAAAAAATCTGTCTTTCGTTATATAGAGAGTGGTGACATAAATGTGTATGGTTCATTTACTGATTTCCGTGGTAAAAGTAATTCCAGTGTTATTAAAACACCTATGAGTTCTTTCCTTACAAACGAGGGTTACAAGGTGAATTTCACCAAGCCCGAGATGAAATCATGGGTGCCGTGGCA